ATATAACGTGATTAACAATACGTATTGGTCTTGAGTCGATAAACGGCTTTGGAGTTATTTCGGTAACAAAAAGATTGGTACATAATTAAAAATTAAAAGTAATTATGAAAACAAATGTAAAGGTGGGTAATCCTAACCCAACAGCGACTCTTGCTATCAACAAAGGTAGAGTAAAAATGTATAACAATAAGTCAAATATTCCGACTTACTATCTTCAAAAAATTTTATTAATTTTAAACCCCATTAGGGTTGAATACTTCTATTTAATTTAATATTTATATAAAAATAATATTATGAAAAAAATAGAATACAAATCAGGTGTTTATAAAATAATTAATTTAAATAACCATAAATTATATATTGGGTCAACAAAAAATTTTAAAATAAGATTTAATGACCATAAAAAATTATTGCGTAAAAATAAGCATCCCAACTCACATTTACAAAATGCTTGGAATAAATATGGTGAAACTTCTTTTGAATTCAAACCTATTTTAGAAGTTAAACCAGAAAAAAATTTATTATTAATGGAAGAACAAACATTTATTGATAATTTAAATGTTTGTGACAAAAACATTGGTTATAATATTAGTGGGATTGCGGGGTCTACTCTTGGTTTTAAATTTTCAGAAGAATCAAAACAAAAAATGTCTGAAGCTAAATTAAAATCTAACTTAAAAGGTCATCACATAATATTAACAAAAACTTTATTAAATAAAGACGAAAATCAATATTTTATTAATGAATCTTCTAATTTAGAAATTAGTAAAGATAAAACTAACCCCTTTTTCAATAAAAAACATTCAGAAGAATCAAAACAAAAAATGTCTGAAGCTAAAAGAGGTAATAAAAATCCACATTTTGGGTTAGGACCAATGTTAGGTAAAACTCTAACAAACGAGCATAAACAAAAAATTGGTTCCGCAAATAGTGGTAAAAATAATAAAAAATCTAAACCTGTATTACAATATGATTTAGAAATGAATTTAATAACTGAATGGGATTCAGCTGGAATAGCTTCGAAAGCGTTAAATTTATCTGTAGGTAATATTTGGATGTGTTGTAATAATAAAGCAAGAACATCTTATGGGTTTATTTGGAAATATAAAAATTTAAAAAAATGAAAAATATAATGAAAAATAATGAACCTACAGCTTATTTAGCAATAAATAAAAGTAGAATTAAACAATATGATAAAAAAAATGAAATACCTGTGTATTATTTACATAAATCAAGTCAATTCCAAATTGAATTATTCAATCCAACAACCGATAAGGTTTTAGCCAAAATCAAGTTGAACAACAAACTAATTTCACAAAGTGGATTGGTGTTGAGACCTGGTGAGCGTGTATTTCTTGATAGGTATTTTGATATAGATAAGAAATTTAAATTTGATACCTATGAAGTATCAGGTGGTGATGAAGTAAAACAAGCTATTAGAGATAATGGTGATGTTGAAGTTTTGTTCTATAAAGAACAAACCACAAAATTAAACCCTATTTTTATAAATTCTGGTAATAGTACTACTTGGACTCCATTCTCAGGCCCAACATGGACCTATTCTGATGGTACTTCAAGTGGCGGGTATGCTCATACTACAACAACAAATGGTGTAGCATTTGGTAATACTAGCACTACTGTTAGTACAAATGCCCTATATTCAAGTACAGCGACATTAGATATGATGTCACAAGGTAGTTTATCTAACGATTTCGCACCACAACCTCAAATACCAGACGCTTTTAAATCAACATCTTTAGGTCAACCTTCAGAAAAAAAGCTTAAAAGTGTATTAAGGTCTGCCAAAAAGATTGAAACAGGTAGAGTGGAGCAAGGTGCTCAGTCAAATCAAAAATTCCAAACGGTAAACATTGAATTTGAAACATATGCATTTCATAGAGTTTCTTATAAACTATTACCGATTTCACAAAAAAATGTGGAAACACAAGATTTACACAAATCTTACTGTACCAATTGTGGTGCAAAAGCGAAAGCTAAAGATAATTTCTGCTCAAAATGTGGTAGAAAATTATAAAATTAAATAATAATAGTTAATTACGATATAAATTAAAAGGGGAAATTTTGTTTTTCCCCTTTTTTTGTGTATAATTGTAAATAATTTACTGAAATATGAATAAAAAGAATTTAAAATATATCATCTTCGGAATAATAGCATTAATAACGATTTATATTTCATGGAAAGTAGGTTTTTTTGAATCTAAGATGACCTTTATTGAAAATTTGAAAGAAAAATATAACCCATTTAAATAATGAAAAAAACAATATTAATAACAGGTGGAGCTGGGTTTATAGGTTCCCACGTTGTTAACTTCTTCACAGATAAATACCCAAACTATAAATTTGTAGTTTTAGATTTACTAACTTATGCTTCTAATATTCACAACATAATGCATGTTGAAGGTAATAGAGTTGGGTGGAAAGAAAATATATTTTTTTGTAAAGGTGATATTAGGGATACTGAATTAGTAACTCATTTATTCAAATTACATGATATTACCGATATAATCCATTTGGCCGCAGAATCTCACGTAGATAATTCAATATTAACCCCTAACATATTTGTTGATACCAACGTTATGGGAACGGTTAATTTATTAAATGTTGCAAAAGAATTTTGGGGTGAAGGTTCAGATAATAGATTCCATCATGTTTCAACTGATGAAGTTTACGGTGATTTAGAGCTTGATGAAGCCCCTTTCAGTGAATCAACGCCTTATGACCCCAGTTCACCTTATTCGGCTTCTAAAGCGGCTTCTGACCACTTTGTGAGAGCTTATGGTAGAACGTATAACATGAATGTAACAATATCTAACTGCTCAAACAATTATGGTCCACACCAACATAAAGAAAAATTGATACCAGTTGTTATCAATAAATTAATGGATGGTGAGAAGATACCAGTTTATGGTAAAGGTGAAAACGTAAGAGATTGGTTATGGGTTGGTGACCATGTAACAGCCATTGACGAAATATTTCATAATGGTAAAACTGGCCAAACATATAATGTTGGTGGTGATAATGAAATGACTAATATTGAATTAATCAGAAAAATAAGTGCACAGTATCAAATATTTTTGAAGGGTCCCCACAATTTCAATATCCCTATGCCAATAGAGTTTGTTACAGATAGAAAGGGTCATGATTTAAGATATGCAATCAATTCAAATAAACTACAAACAAACCTTAATTGGAAACCTGAAAAAAACTTTGAGGAAGGTATGGTTGAAACTATAAAATATTATGAGAATCAAAGAAATGTCACTGAGTGAAGTAACTCTTGAATTAAAAAGAGCTAAATTCTGGGTTGAGAATAACCCAATAACTAAATCATTGAGTTTAATAAATCAAATGGAAAATAGGAAATTGGATTTAATAAAAGATAAATTAAATGAAAAATAGAGAAATAAAAAAAACGGTTGCAGAAATATTTGACGCACTATGTGATAGAAGTGGGTTTGATGATTGGTGGTATAACCTTGAAGATGACATTAAAAAAGAGGTTGAAGATATGGTATTTCAGATAATTAAAAAAAGAGTTGATTAAAATTTGGATAAGTAAAATATTATCCTTATATTTGTAGAATATTAATTTAAAAATTTATGTCAAAAGTAACGCAAAAACAACGAGTATTAGATGCAATGAGAGGTCATGGGTCAATTAGTCCATGGTATGCTTTTAATAAATTGGGTAACACCAGATTAGCTGCAACTATTTTTCAACTTAAGAAAGATGGTCATGTAATTACATCTACAACTGAAACTGGTAAGAATAAATTTGGTGACGATGTAAGATATGCTCGTTATACGCTGATTAAAGAAGCTAAGTAATGACAAAAGATAAAATAGACACATATTTTGCGGCCAGTGAACAATTACGATTATTAATAAAATATTAAATATTATGAAAAAAATCTTATTAGTATTAACAATCTTTTCTTTACTATTTTCTTGCGATAGTTCTGAAATTAAAAAAGCTAAAGAATTAGCCGCAACACAAGAACAAACAGTTTTAGGTCAACTATATGATATGAAACTTAATGGGTTTTACGCTCCTTTATAAATATATTGAAAGTCAAGTAAATAATCGAAATTATGGTTCTTTTATAAAATAAAAAAAGTCTAGAAAATCTAGACCTTTTGTATTTTCATACGAGCTTAAGATATTATCTTAATTCGTTAATGTTGAATGTTTGTAGACCATCAACTCTTACAGCCCCATAAAATCTGTTGTTAACAATTTTTTTCGCATAACGAGTCATAATACCTTTTACTGGTGCAAAGTTGAATGGGTTGTACATTGTAGGTGTAAGTTGCATTGGCACGTAAGGTGCGTAGATGTAACCAGTGTCTAACAATGATTTACCTTTATGTCCCATAATAAGTGACCAAGATGGAGCATAAGGGTCACGATACACTTGGTATCTTCCGCTTAATGAACCGATTTTCTCGATACCCATATTATATTGGTCTTGCTCTGGAGATGCATCAGATACGTGGAAGTATTCTAAATCGTCAAACACAGCAGAGATTTCAGAAGAAACCACGATGAAGTTTGCACCACCTCTAAGAGTAGATTTATGGATTTGTGCTGAAATTTGGTTAACTTTAGTAATTAAAGTTTGATTCCAGTCTTTTTGAGTATAAGCATTAGCAGCTAGAGAAGCTTTTCTCCATCCGTTCCAATCCCATCTCAATTGCCATGCAGCGGCTTTTCTGATGTCTCTTAAGATTTCTCTATCGATTTCAGCAGCAACTTGCTCAGATAACATAGCAGTTAATTCAGCTTCAGCGTCAATGTTGTGGAATGCACTAACATCTTGTGCTAATTCTGGAGACCATGTAGCTCTCAATTTTCTTTCTTCAACAGAAACAACAACTTCATCTAATTTGAAAGATACTTCTCCCATTTCAGTTTCAAGTTCTAATGTAGCATATTCTGCCCAAGAAACTGGGAAGTTACTAGCTGTTAAACCAGATACGGTAGCACCTGTTGCGTCAAGACCAACATAACCATCATAAGTTGATGTACCAGCAGCATCTACTGGGTGAGTCATATCTAATTCTAAGTAGATAACACCGTTAACATCGCAAATGTCATCGTAAGAAACGATACCTTTACCATATTTTTGAGTTACTAATCTGAAAGGAACTTCACCAGCAGCAGCAATGATAGCATTACCATCTTGGTCATTTAAAGCAACTGTAGAAGTTACTTTTAAAGAAGCTAAGAAAGATTCAGTATCCATTTGGTTACCATCTGGACCAGTTAATCTACCTTTAGCTGTTGAGCTAAATCCAGAAACTTGTAAAATTGCGTTTCTTAAAGACCCATCAGTTGCAGTTGGAAGAGTACTTAAAGCACCAGCAGCACTGTAAGTACCACTAGCAGATAAAACCACTAAGTTACCAGAGCCAACTTTAATAGTGATAGCACCTTTAGACGCATCAAATAATCCGTCATTATAGTAAATATCATATAAGTTTTTAGCTAAATAGTCAGTTACAGCATAACCTGTAGAAGCGTTTCTTACTAATGGAAGACCATCAGCACCCATTGAAGTGTGTGCAGAATATTGTGAACCATCTTTGTGAGGGTCACCGTAAGTATTAGTTACGTTGTCATACCTAGCAGATGTTTGAGGTACGAAGAAGAATAATTTACCAATTGGCATATTCATAGCTTGTACAGATACAATATCATTTGCTAATAATTTAGAGAATACTCTCCTAACGATAGGGAATACCACTGTTTCGAAAGAACCTGAGCTAGAAGCGTCAGTTGATTCGTTTAATAAATGAGAAGCTTCGTTCTCATATAATTGAGCGATGTTTTCTTTTACATGACCTTTAAGACCATCTAAGAATCCTAAACTATCCCACTTGTTGATAGTATTTTCTCTCACTTGTTTCATATGGTTAAGTCCGATATTACCAACTTGACCTGAAGTTAAAAAATTTGACATAATTTTATATTTTAATTTTTTTTAATCTTTTATTATTATTTAGTTCTGTTTATTAAATCAAGAACTCTTTTTTGTGCTGGGTCTATATAAGCCACTGTCTCGTTAATTTGAGATGATTGACCTGATTTTTGCTCAGACACTAATTTATTCTCAACTGATTCGTTCATAGGTATTTTATTACCTAATTCAGAGTTGATTGTTTTATAAAGTTTTTTAGACTCTTCAATAGTACTAACTTGTTCGTCAAATCTAGTTAAAATATTCTTTTTCTCTTCACTAGTAGTTGAGTGTTCTAAGAATAATTTAGTAGCGTGAGTTAAGTTAATATTAAATACAGCTGTTTCAGTAATTGTTTTTCTGAAATCTTTTAAAGCTTTTTTGAAAGTTTCATTTTCAGCTTTAAGAGTTTTAGCTTCACTTAATAAGGTGTTGTATTTTTTAACAGCCTCGATTAGTTTTTTCTTGCTAACGCTTTCGTCTTTACGGCCAAGTTTTCCGCCTGGACCAGTAATGTCAGTTAAGTCACCACCAGCTTGATTTGTACGAACTCTATTAGTAGAGATTTTTTCTTCGATAGCTTCCTCACCTTCAACAACATCTTCCTCATCAATTACTTCTTCTGATTCTTCTATTGTTTCATCTTCCATGATGTGTTTTGCGTGATTGTCTCCACTTCCGTTTTGAGCATCATCATCAAATCCACCTTCAAGATTATCACCCGAATCTTTGTCTTCAGGAGCTTTTTGTCCTTCGATATCACCTGAATTAGGCGCAGCAGTATTAACTAACTCTTTATCGTGACCTTTGCCTCTTATAATGTCTTCTGCAATCTCATCTTCCTCAGATAATTCAATTTCATAAACAACGGCTTCTCCTAAATCCTCGTCTTCTTCTTCCTCAGTTTCTTCAGCTTCTTCTTCACCAGCTTCTTCTTCAGCGTCTTCAACGCCAAAATCAGCTTCTGGCTCAGCACCCATTTCTGGTTCCATTTCAGCTTCTGGTTCAAAATCATCAACATCCATTTCACCTTGGTCGATAAGACTTTCGTCTGCACCACCACCGTTCATTTTAACGTTGTATTCTGCCCCTGATACTGGGTCTTTTATTATTACTTCTTGTGATGATACAACTTCTATTTCGTCTTCTCCGCTTAATTTTTTGTAAACTGAGATAACTTCCTCGTCTGATGCACTAGTCATGTCTAATCCGTAGTCCTCGCTACCTTCTTCTGGTTCAAGACTTAAGTCTTCTTCTCCAGTGTCCATTCCAATACTATCTAATCCAAGTTCTTCAGAGCCTTCTTCTTCTCCACCGAAATCTGGTGCAGCATCTGAAGCATCATCAACTGGTAATGTGTCAACATCAGAACCCATTTCAGGTTCTCCGTCAACATTATCGATATCTTCGATATCGTATTCATCCTCATCTTCGTATAAGGATTCGTTTAGCGTGCTTGTAATTTCTTCTTTCGCAACGGAACGAAGTATTTCTTTAGCATTTGAATTTAATGTTTCCTCAATAAGGCTAAATTCCGCTAGTGCTTCTTCTATAATAGACTTTTTCTTGTCTGCCATTTCTTTTGTTTTTTAAGCTGTTTTATAATTGTGTATAATAAAAATCATACGTTTACTTAATAAATATGTGTTATTTTCTTAAAATACCTGATTTAAGTAAAAAAAACTTAAATTTTCGTAATTTATTAAAAATATTTATAGTAAAAATTTATTTAATTTATCTATTAATAGGTCTTTTCCCTTTTCTTCACCTTCCATAAATGGCTGAGCGTCAGACCTTTTGTTAAACATATATGAGCCTGGAGTACTAGGACTAGTCACAATATCCCAACAAATTAATTCAAAATCATCTTGCACCAATAATTTACCAGCAACTTCTTCTAGTGAACCAACACCTCTTGAAGATACACCAACACGAATTCCTTTTCTTAGCATATTAGCTATTTGGTCACCTTCACAAGAAATGATTCCTTGATTGATAAAACCAGGTGACATAATGATTTCTATTTCACCAACAAGCGTATGACCTTCCCACCAAATTTTTTTGATTTCGTGTGAAACTCTACTGTTTGAAATTACTGATGATTCTGGGTGGTCACTATTATGTGTCCAAGAAATTTTCCCATTATATCTCATTAACCAAGTTCCATTGTTAACTGTAACACAATAAACATTATCATTAAACGGTACTTTTTCAGCTTTAGTAAATCTAGTATCTAACGTGATACCTTTAGCACGTCTTTCTGATATTATATGTAAAGGTTTTGAATTAATAGCTTTAATTAATCTTTTAACTTTAACTTCCCTTTTAATTAACTCTAACATCCCATCAACTTCAACTTCTTCAGTAATAAATTTAGTGTCGGTAATATACCTATCTTCTTGAATTCGTTTGTTAAATGTCGCACCATTTGATATTTTGAGCATAACCTCAAAAACATCTTCCGAAAGTTTATCTGAAATCGTATAATATTCTTTCATCAAGTTACCATTTCTGTCAGTTCTATTCCTACCATCACCCAAAAGCATCCAATCTAATAGAGTGTTTAATAACCCAACATTCCAATTTTTAGCGTAGTTAGGTATAAATTTTTCCTCTGAATTACCTAATTCAAATAAAAATTTATGTAATGCTTCATCATAAATTATATATTGTCTATCATCACTAATTGAATATTCAAAAGGTAATTCATCTAACATTTCAATAACCTTTAAAGATGATTTATCTTTTACTTGAGTAATAATAACAGCATTTTTTATTTGACCACCTCTAGTTCCAGAACAATGACCATCGGCTAGGAATATACCTAAAAATTTCGCCCATAATTCTGCATCAATTGAATAATTAGAGTTAGGTATGTTAATATGTGTAACATCATCACCAACCCATTCACCAGAATTTCTAATATATGAATGTGATATTCTAGAATCATTTTTATTTATTTTATCATATAATTCTTCAGCGGTTAATATGTATGGTTTATCATTTCTATCCCATAAAACTATTTTATGTTTTTTAGTTACTAACATATCCAATGATGATGAATTATATATATGAATCATATCATCCTCATATTTCTTATTGGTAGTTCTAATAACTGGTTGTATCTCCAATTGATTATTTTCGACATTTAAAGTGAATATATTATCACCAACATTCATATCTTGAATTTCTACCCAACCATTTTCCGTGAAAATTTCAGTACCCTTTGGAACGCATTCGCCAATGGCCAATCTATTTCTGATAAGCTCTTCGTAGTTTTTAGCTTCTCTCTTTAATATGTGTTCTGGGTAAATTCTACCGTTTCTATTCTCAACTCCATATTTTTGTAATACAACAAATAATATAAGGGGTTCAATCATAATTTGACTAGTACTACCTATCTTACTAACCTCATTAATGAATGGTCTATTTCTTAAATCATTAGGTTCGATAAAACCAGCGTCACCCTCTATAAGTAAACCCGTACCAGTTTTACCCCCTCTAATTATTTTATATTCATCTGACATATTATACTCTTTCTCAATAAATATGCTAATAAACATAAAAAAACCTAATCTTTATGATTAGGCTTTAATTAATAATTCTTTTGCTGACTTTTTTTTCTTAAAAAATTTGAAATGATTGTTATTTTCGAATACATCCTTTAATACAAGTTTAATTACCCGATTAAGTTCTTTAGATATATCTTCAGAATCTAACAAATAATTATTTGTTTGAAATAAGGTTATTTCGCAACTCATGAAACTGGATTTATTATCAACAATGCCAGAATCCCTCATATCTAAATCAACCATAGTCATGGTTTTATTAAAATCTGAGTTTAATTCTCTAAATAAACAACTTCTAATTTTTTTATCGAAATTTCTTATTATGACTTTATAGTCATTATTTTCATAATAATTAATTGGGTTACCCCAACCACTAATTCTAATGTATAAAGTTTTTGGGTTATACTTATCAATTGACCCAATAACAACGTTTAATGATTTAAACTTGTCTAATGTTACTTCTGTTCCTCTATTATATCTCAT